CTTCTCATACCTTTAACAGTTTTTGGAAACTTTGGATTGCCCATATCAATCTTATCAATTGACTTGCCAATTACCTTCTTACCACCTTCTGGATTAAGAGTAGACTTATAAGTACCACTACCAATCTTATATTCGCCACCCTTATCTACTGGGTTTGGTTCATGAGTATCAGAAATACTTCCTGACTGACTGTCTCTACCATGCGCGGCTCTGTAACTTTCTAATCCAGATTTTGCTGCGGCTCTATTGGCATCCGCAGTCGCCTTCTGTGCATCAGTTGGTCCCTGACCAGTTAGTTTTTGCCAGATTGAACGCTGAGGAAGTCTATTATCAAAGTTTTTAAAAATATCTGCACGAGTTGGAGGTTTAGCGCCGCCGCCCATTCCACCGCCGCCAATTTTATCAGAAGCATATGGATTTAGGTTCTGCGCTTCTTCAAGACGTTCAATCTTGCGAGCTTCAAGAATTTCCATGGCAAGAAGATTAGCCATTGTTTCTTCTTTCACCTTCTTGTCCATAAGAAGCTTCTTATCCTTCTTATATGCTGGTTCATTCTGTGACTTGTCACTACTACCACAACCACACTGACAAGGTGCCTTATGACATTTTGAACATACAGTTTCTTCGTGATGCATTTTTGAAAGCCTTAATCCTAATTGTGCGCGTTTTCCTGAAGCGCCTTTGTCATGTTCGTGTTTATGCATGTATGCCTGAGTAGACATACCGGCTTTATGTGCTAATGCTGTTTCTTTACCTGGATGCTTAACCGCACCGGCTATCCAATTCTTTTCATCAAGTTGGTCATCTTCATAAACATCTCTCTCTTTTTCTTTACCATGTCCCTTCATATGCTTATTACGAGGGTCGTCCATACAATATTTTGTAGAACGCGCTACATTAAAGACGTTCGTATCTTCTCTATCACCATGGTCTGTAATTGGATGCTTTTCAAGGTACTTAAGTGTTTCTGGGTCATTCTGTTGAAGAGAATAACCAAGTAAGCCCTTTTCACCAATCTTACTTTTTGTCTTCTTATCAGTAGGAGCTTTCGTTCCTTTTGGAAAGACTTGTCTTAATTTACTTGGTTCTGCCATCTCTTTTAGCTTCTTTCTTGGTCTTTTACCGCTCTCTATTTCGTCCATATCATAAGGAACTTCCATATTCCCTTTAGCTTTTCCTGCCGGTGGTGGTGTTCCTGGATTAAATTTGTCATGCCTTGGACTAATATCACTCTGTGGTCGAATAAGAGAATGCATAAAGGTATTATTATCATTATCTCCTATATGACTTTTTATCCTAGAACTTAAATCGGCTGCTGAACCTTCAATATTACCAGTTTTAAAATTACGTGCTAATACTTTATTACCCGGTATATATACATCAGCCTCTTCAGGATTTCTCTTACCGCCAACTATCTTAGGAGTATAAATATCAGCCATTATTTACATTAATCTTTCATCTTTGAATAAATTGGTGTCTTTGCTTTACGCATTGATGCAAACTCTGCTTTAGCTGCTGCCTTATCAGTACTTTGAGCTGGTTTACCAAAAGTTCCTTTTGGTCTTATGCCCCCAGAAGCATCTTCTTTAATTTTATAACATTCATCTTCTTCTTCACGCTTAGGCTTCTTCTTCTTGCCACCGCTTTCAGTGTCACTGCTATTAATTTTTTCTTCAATATCTTCAACGTCTTCTTTAACTGCCTTTGCAAACATATTCTTTGCAAGTTCAATCTTGCGGTCTTCAATAGCCGCGTGTGCTTTGCCAAGCATGAGTTGATGGAATGCCGTTTCGAAGTCCATTGGTCTTTGACCAACGGCTGCCGCCATCAAATCTTCTACTGTATGTGTCATTCCTTACTCCTAAGTGTTTATAAGGTATTTATAAAAATCAATCTGGCGGACGGTTCTTTTGACGAACTCCAGCGCCCGAGAATTCAGGTTTTGCAGGAGCGACTTGTGTCTTAGTTTCGTGCTGTTTCTGGTTTAACTCATTAGTTGCTATCTGATTTTTAGCAATATAGTCCTTGTTTTTTGCAATAACCTGAATAGCAGAGTTATATTGAGCTTGGTCCTGCATAGAATGATTAGCTCTTGGCGTTTCGCGGAACTGTTTAACGAACATAAGGGCTTGCTGAATTTCCTGTTGCTTACTTGCTTCGGCTGGGTCGCCGCCCATCGGCTGTCCATCTGGACCCATACCTTGCTGCATCATGGCTTCTTCCTGGTTCATCATATTATTCTGATGGAATTCAGCCATTTTCTGTTGCGTCATAGCATCGGCAAGCTGTTCGTTCTGTAGAATCATTGGGTTAATCCATCTTGGATCACCACTTGCTGCTTCTGCCGCAATCTCTTCATCAGCCTGCTTAATTTCATCGTCTGTCTGATATAGAACTTCCTTACGTATCCAAATATTTGAATAGTATTTACCGGCCATCTGCTGGAACACGTTCGCAAGATTGATACGATTCTGTTCGATTTCAGCACGTTTCAACTCTGTAAAGTAGTTATCCTGTGCATAATCATACTTGATGTCATAGGCCATCTTATCCCAATCTTCGAGGGACATAACGCCTTTAAGAACTAACTGTCTTTTTAATACTTCATGGAATAGGACAGAGAAGCGGAAACGAAGACGAATTACAAACTTAGCAAATTTCAATTCGTCGCGCGTAATTTCTGTAGCGCGGCCCACCGAGAACAAGGCATCGCTGTTAAGACGCGATACGGGCACGTTGAGGGCGTTTAGGAACTTCTTTTGGAAGTAGAGCACGTCATCCATTTGGCCCAGCGTCTGGCCTCCTGGTAGCGTGTCAACTTCGGTTCCCTTACCGCCTTCACGACGCGGAAGCCAATAGTCTTCCAACATGGTCATGAATTTACGGTCGTCGCGGATCTCACCGCTTGAAGCGTCGTATATGAGCCTATTCTTGTGCTTGACCATAATGTCACGCACATACTGTTCGGCTTTCATTTTCGGGAGATTACCAACATCGATATACCAAATGCGGCGTTCGGGCGCTCGTGCCAGTCGGTAGATAACGAGGGCATCCTCCAAAGTGCGGAGTTGATTAAGCGCCTTAATAGCCTTATGGAGATAAGATAAGACCATTGTTCCTTGATTATCAGTCAAGCCAGAGACAACATGGACAATAGAATCCTTAGCTATCTTAAGACCAGTAGTCGAAGGACCAACTATCTTATTTCCATAATTGAAGCCTTTATCATTGAAGATAAAGTATTCGTTGACTGTTCTTGTAACAGCCATGGGCTCAGTCGGATTTGGCGTCTGAGTCCTTTTTTTACTTATTTCCCTAATCTTCCTGATTTTTCTCGGGTCGATATAACGGAGTTCCTGGATTCCATCTCGTGGATTATCTTTATCAATGAGAACGTGGTAATAAAGACGCCCATCAATATACCAGCGGCGATAAATATCATATGCATGTGTTTGAAAATCCAATAGTTTGAGGCAGTTATAAAATTCGTCTTTGATAGCTGTTTTCAAGGATTCAGATATATTCTTCACGCCGTCAAGATTGATTTGAACAATATGCGCTTCATCAACTTGAATAGACTCATTAATAATTTCATCAACAGCCGCATCACACTCGGGCTGAAGTGACATTTCTCTATATTTTGTAACTAATTCTGCTTCTGTGCGGACTGTGCCGTCGAGGTCAACATAAGTCCCGTAACCAGTACCGGCAGCGATAAGGACCGCGCCGTCATTATTCTCTTGCGGTGTAAACGAAGATACGGCCTTTTTATCATCGACCGTATCTTTTCTTTTGAACTCCCATCCAAAAAGCGATATTGCTGAGTCGNGAGCCATTAATATTCCTTCATTACAAATAAATTATCATTAGTCGCCAAACTTATCTTTGATAAGCTCATGAATTGCGTGAACGTGTTGACGAACTTCATTAACGAAGGCAAGAAACTCTTCTCTTGCTTCTTCTCTTGCTTTTTCATATCCACGATGAAAAGCTTCGTGATGCTCTTCTTCTGAATGATGTTCAATTGCGTGTCCAATATCTCCTAGAATACCGCCCATCTTTTCGTGTTCTTCTGTCATAGATTACCTTCCTACTAAGATAGTTTAATGATAATAACAAACTCATCTACATGGCTTAAGTTATCCACTGTACACCAAATATAACTATTACCTGTAGGAGTATTATTGGTAAATGAAGTAGTATGGACCCCAACAGTATTGTTGGAAGTATTTATATTAGTAATGGTTGCTGATGGAGAACTTTTGTCTGCTCCCCAATAAAAAGTAGCATTACACTGTGCGCCTGAATGGGTATTAGAAATAAGAGTTATTATTTCTGTAATAGTTTTGTTTGTATCTGTCCAGAAAAGTGTATATGTATCTGAGCCAACAGGACTAATTCTATTAAATACAGGAGATATTGGTTGTGGATTGACTGCTAAATAAGAAGCTATGTTTGCATCTAAACCTGCTACTGTCTGATAATTAGCAAGATTTGCTGATAATTGAGCATTAGAAACAACATTTGCTGCTGCTAATCCTCCAATATAAGACGCATTATTAGCATTTGTAGCAGTAATAGAAGTTAAACCAGAACCATTTCCAGATACAACACCATTAACGTGCATACCTGTATTGCTTACCATAACTACATTAGTTTGAGCAACTGCTAATACAACATTTCCACCCAATCGTTGATGGTCACCAACAATATAAAAACTGCCTGAACTTGGTTCTTTATAAAAATAAGCCTGAGTTACATTAGCACTATCTTCAAAAAGCACACCAATCTCTGAAGATATACCAGGACTATAAGTTTGTAATGCCAAATTGATAGGAGAAGGTTGCGGAGCTTTAACAGTAAGCCATCCAGCAACAAAAGAAGTTGGTGGTTCACCAACAAATAATTTATCAACTGATACTATATCTAAAGCATTATCATAAACAATACCGTTAGCACCATCCAGAACACCAGAATTATTATACTGGATTTGGGTATTTGAGCCGAATGCGTTTGCCATGTTTTTGTTTTCCTTTACTTCTTTATGAAAAAACTATCCATTGCAAAAGTATTGATTAGACTATAACCAAGAGTATCTAAGAATTCTTTCTTTTCATCAACTGCATTTTCTATAATTATAATTGGGTTATGCTCTTTTATTGTTTTCTTTGCTCCTTTCAATATAGAAAGTTCTGCTCCTTCTGCATCAAGATATAGTAAATCAACATTTTTAAACTTGAATGAATCTAAAGTAAGTTGAGGAATTACCAATACACTTTCCATTTTTTTATCATCATTAACTTTTTCTTTAAATTCTTTATCATTTATTACAATATTCATTCCTAAATTCATAGTTGAAAACATATTACTTACTAAGTCAGGTTTCTCTCCTAATGCTGCTTGCATTGGTATAATATTACCTTTTGCATAACAATTCATGTAAAGGCAATAAAAATTTATAGGATGTGGTTCAAAAGTATATACTCTTGTAAAATGTTCAGCAAGCAAGCGTGGGTATAATCCTTGATGACCACCAGCCTGAATTACTGTTCTTCGTTTTTTACAAATAGATAATATATTATCTCTAATACCTTCTTCCCATTCACGCACAATAATATTCCATGTAGCAGGAATATCTTCTTTAGTACATATCCATGGAGCAATCCCATCAACCTGTCTACATACAATTTCAATATTATCCATTTTTTAGTCTTCTTTTCTCATGATAATTCTTCAAATGAATAAATCACCCAGCAGGCGCGTTGTTTACGTTAGTTGCTGTAGAAGCATATTGTACAGCACCATCAGTACCAAGCTCAGTAACTGGAAGCCAGTAGTCATAAGCCCAAATACATGTAAAGTATTCAATAGCGTTACCTTGGTCCCAATCCAATGAAATAGCAGATACCTGTGAAGGCCATGCTCCAATCATCTGATAAGCACGAATTTCGACACCAGTCTTTGAATATTGACGAACAACCATATCTGACTTGTAACCTTCAACATCAAAGATAGGGTCACGAATATTAGCTTCGAGACGGTTAATGCCATTTGACCAAGCTTCAAGTAATGCTCTCATGACGAAGTTTTCATCATTGATTACAGTTACCGGCCAGTCCATGAACGCTCTTTCACCAGCTACCTTAATACGGCGTCCGAAGTAACCAACTTCGATTTCCGCTACTGTAGCTTCTGGAAGCGCAGCCGCCTTACAAGTCAATCTCGAAAGAGTTTGACCAGAAATCGTCGCTAAACCTTGTGAAGTCTGAACAGTTCCTGCTGGTGTATTCTGTAGAAATCCAGTTGGCGGCGCAAATTCTACGACGAATAAAGATGGTCTTGCGCCGCCGTACTTAAGACCTGTGTGTTTGAATGTGTTGATATCGAAAGTCATCTTTACTCCTATTGGTCCCTACTAAGTCCCTTACTTATTTAGTTTGACGCTAACTGGTCTGCCGATGGTGTTTTAAATGGACTACGTGATGGCATTGCAACATCCGTTGGCTGTTGTGATCTAAATGGATTACGAGAAGGTACGGGAGCATCGGTCGGCGCTGCCGGTCTCCAAACATTATCATGGGCATTCTTCCATTGGTCATCGCTCATAGGGAAATCGCGTCCTGTTTCCCAATGAGACTGAGCTTTCGCAAGGTCTATTCCTGCTGGACTTTTAACAAGATCTTGTGTAATCTTATCAGTTGGTTTCATTCCCAATTTATCTGTAAGAGCTTTCGCATAAGGACCAGGAGAATTACCACCAGACCAAGTTTTAATAGCAGATTGGAATGTCGGCTCTTTTGCTGCATACTTATTCATAAGGTCGAATTGGGCAGCGGCACCTTGTTCTTTTGAAGGAAAAGAAGCTATATGGTTTTTTTGAGCATCACCTAATACATGATAATGGTCAGAGCCATATGCAGTTGCAGATGGCCCATTCCACATAGCACCAGGATTATTATTACGCTGCGCCGCAGGAACTGCTTTATTCTTTTCCATTTGGTTTCTATTAAAGTCAGTAAACGTACTTTCCTTAATAAATTGCTTAAAACGCAGCATTATAAATCCTATTAGAAGTTGCCAACAACTTCTGAGAATGCAACTCCAGTTGGAACAGCAATAAAGTTCAATTGAATGAAGTTAATTGAACGTGCTGGCTTAATATAGATGTCACCGACGAACTGATTACTATCTATAACTTGAGGAGTATTATTTGTTTCGTCACAAACAACCAAGAAGTCATAGATACCACGGCGTCCTTGTACCTGTCTAAGATATGGGTTAACCATATTCTTGAAACGGTTTCGTGTAATAGCGTCATTGAATTCGAACAATAGATATTTAGAAGCAAGAGAGATAGCTTTTTCAAGAACAATAAAGAGACGACGCACGTTAATACGGTCAAATGCAGAAGGCTGTGCCTGCATTGTCTTATCACCGTATAGAACAGTACCAGTGCCAGGAATTGTTATTACTGGATTGATATGGTTCGGATAAAGAACGTCACGCTCTGCCTGTCTTGGGTTATATGCAAGCTTAACTGTGTTCTTAATCAAACCACGGTTAAGACCGGCAGGAGACCACCATGGGTCATTTGTTTGGTCTGTTCTCGCACAGAGACCACCGATGTCGCCATTTAGCGGTATCCAACGATAAAGGTCATTATACTTGTCATACTGATACTTGTATCCAGAATCACAAATACCATAATTAGATGCTTCAATATTATTTACCCAATTAACAAGGTTTAGTGCTTCGTTACCATACTGATTGAGTTCGATATTCTTGTCGGGAGATACGCAAACAACACAGTCGCGACGAATTTCAGCGATATTCTGAATAAGATAGTTAGCAAGTTGCCATGTAGCGCCGAGCGCACCAGCAGGATATCCTTGTAGAATGATGCCAATATCAATATCTTCAGGAGACACGAAGTAATTCCAAGCTGTACCTAGTGTTGAAAGTGATACGTTCTTTTCATCTAATCCATCAGAACCAAGGTTTAGACTTACATCTAATGGCTGTGAAGCAGTTGAAGAAGCAATCAATGCTGAATTAGCAGAAGGCGCTTGACCACGGTCATTTGCCCACCATAGGTAAGCTGAGTTCTGGTTAATTACATCAGCATAATAGTTATCTGAGCCATCAGCATTTTGAGCGTCAGTAGCACGTGAAAGATTCTTGAATACCTCAAGTACAGTATCAGGTGTTCCTGTAAATAGACCATTTTCGTCAGATACCACAATATGAAGTTGGTCATTAGCGGCTGTATTTCCATTTGCCATAACCCAAGGAGACGTTCCAGGTGCCGCTCCTACTGTATTCCACCATTCCCAATATCTGTTAATTGTTGATGTAGAATATGGAGTATGTAGGAAATACGGATCGTCAAAGGTAATAGTAAGAACTGTATTTGTTGAAACATTCACTTGAGAAATAGCATTCACTGAATTATACTGGAAACCGATAAGATTATTACCGGCTCTAATTTCATCACCGATTATAAGAGAATTAACAACTGCATTAGCTGTAAGATTACCAGCACCAGTAAATGTAGCTACTGCTTGATTATTACCAATAACAAAGTTAAGAACAGCACCGCTAAGGTCAATATTTGAAGAAAACTGGTTTGCAGAGTCACAAACACTTACCTTCAATGAATTGCCCATTGCACCAGGATATTTCGCAAGGTAATTCACATTAAGGTCGAATGCGCCAGGAGCGGCAGTGAACACACCATTTGACCATGTTCCGCTGTTACGGGCATAGTAATCGTGTTCATTCTTAACAATCTGGTTTGTTAGGTTGTTAACAAAACCTCCTGGTGTGATAGCAAGAGCAGTATATGTAGTTTCTGGATGAGCGAACCAAAGCTGAACGCTACCAGAAGCGAGCGCATTGTTTGAAAGAACAAAGGCTGTTGAGTTAACAGAAGAAATTGTTACAGTGTTGCCCAAATTAGCAAGAATTGATAGGTTAGCAGATTGAGTTACATACATGCCAACTGAAAGACCAGCAGTATTACCTACGAAGACGCTGTTTCCTGAGTTTGCTGTATATGTAGCAAATGGAGTTCCGCCAGAAGTATTAGCAGCACGAACAACATATAGCTGGTTCGCATATGCCAAGAAGTTGGCGCAAGTGAAGAAACTTTCAGCATTGAAGTTTGTTGGCTGACCGAAATATTGAACAAGTGTTGATTCAGAGTCTATAAGGAAGCGTTCGCCTACTGGCCCCCATCTCATCACACCTGCAAAAGCGCCAATACTAATAGAAACTGCCGGAATGACCGTAGTTAAATCTATTTCTGTAAACTTCACGCCAGGGCTAAGAAACACAGACATTGGCAGTTCTCCTTAATTCTACCTTAATTTATTGATATTTATAATTTAAGGGTTTTTAGGACAATTTTTTTCTCTCCTAAATAAATTTTGTATATAACTCCAGAGGATAATTATTAATGGACGCTGAAACTAAAAAAGAATATATGAAAATTTATTTAAAAGAATATAGAAAAAACAATAAAGAAAAAATAGATAAACTGAATAAGGATTGGTGTAGAGCAAATCCAGATAAAAAACGCGCTCATGCACAGAAATATAAAACTAAGAATAGAGATATTCTAAACGCTAAAGAAAGAGAGCGTTATCATAACAATATTGAACATCAAAGAGAAAGATCAAAAGTTTATCAAAAAACTCATACTAAAGAAATAAACGAAAAATGTAAAAAATGGAATAGAGAAAATCCAGAAAAATTTATGCTGACAAGATGTAAAGCAAGAGCTAAACAAAAAGGCATTGAATTTACTATAACTTTGGAAGATATTCATATTCCATCGCATTGTCCAGTTCTTAATATTCCTCTTTTTGTTTCAATTGGAAGAATGACAAACAATAGTCCTTCTCTTGACCGTATTGATAATGATAGAGGATATATTCCAGGAAATGTATTAGTTATTAGTAATAGAGCTAATAAGATTAAAGGTAATTCAACTCCAGATGAACTTATAAGAATTGGAATGTTCTATAAATCATATGGATATGATATTTAAAACGGAAAACGAGGCGGCCAATCTGGGAACTTAAACTCTTCATTATCCCAATTACCAAGATCCGGTTCATCACTACTAATCATAAACGTAGGCGGTCTGCTACCTATACCAACGTCAAACTGAGGAATAGGCACCCATTCTACTTCTCTCCATCCTTTTGAATCAACCTTTTCTTGACCATCTTCTACAAAGAGTTCCAATTCGCATAAGTCTTCAGTAATCTGTTCTTCAGACTTATCACGCACCATTTGAATGGTGTTAATATCGGTATATTCTTTAAAGTATATCTGGTCTGATAGCCAAGCAAAGAGAACAAGGCCAGTAACTAAGTCATCATGCTTTCCAGGCTCAGCTTCATATTGCTGGGTCTTCTTGGAAAACGTGGTTAGTTCGTTGACAGTTTCATGGTCTATGACTGTCATCTGTCCTTGTTCGAGTATGAGTTTAAGAAGTGAGCACCCGACCGTCTTAACCGTCTTAGTCGTTTTGATACCCTTATCTACTTGGCCTCTTGTGCCGCCGAAGCCGTTCGTAACCTTCTTACCGGCACGTCCTGAGTTTTCAGTAAACAAGATATTTTCATAGGCCAAGTCAAGGTGCAACGCTTGAGCTACTTGGTCGCCAATATCATTGACTTCTATAAGAACTATGGCATTGTTATATGACATTGCCGTTCGATGGATAACAGAAGCATAGTCACCAGGAGTTATGATATTGCTACGAAAGACACATGCTTGCCTATATGGCATCTCTGTTATATCATAGCACTGAAAAGCAGAGTAATCTAAGCCCTTACCTCTTGAAGAGTCAGCTACGATTGCATATTTGTGGTCTGGTTCTGGCGCTTCATACTGAGAAAGACCATCCTTAACTTTAATAGGATTGACCCAATTCTCAGAAAGCTCTTTTAGCTTCCAACCGGCAATAAGCGTTCCTGAGCTACCCAAGAATTCGCAACAATATTCCTGATTGAACTTCTCTTCATCGAAGTTCATCGCGGCGAGAGTATCAGTTTTCCACTGTGCGCCACGTCCAGGGACTTGCTCCCATTTGACCATAATCGGTCTATAGCCGTTATATCCTTTAACGGCGTTCAACCATATGGCATGAAAGTGATTAAGCCCGTTTGGCGTCGAAACGAGAATAACTTTTGTCTCTGTACCAGAAGAAATAGTAGGATAAACAGATGTGAAGAATTCTTCCCATGTGTCAATGAACGCCGCTTCATCGATAAAGAGTAGGTTAATGGTAAACCCACGAATACCTTGTGTAGACGTAGCAGAAGCCAGCACACGGGAGTTGTTTTCTAATACGAATGACCCCTTATTCCATTCGACAACGCCTTGCTGAAGCCATTTAGGAAGGTGCTGATAGGCAAGCTGAACACGACCAAGGATTTCTCGGGCGGTTTCGCCTTTGTTAGCCAAAAGGGCCACAACCTTGTCTTCGTTGAAAAGGATATACCAGAGAATGAATGCGCAAACTGTAACGGATTTGCCAGACTGACGGGCAGAAACAACGACCGTGTTACGTTCATGTTGGAAAGACCTCATCATCTCATGTTGATAGTCATATAACTTAAAGTTAATAAGACCCTTGTCAACCTGAATAATCTTCATGTAGGTTTCGACAAAGTAAACTGGGTCGTTCGAACACTTAATGTATTCGGATAGTAATTCTGGTGTCCAATCTACATTTTGGTTTCTTGGTTTTAGGTTCGGATTCCCCAAGTAGCCGTGATTATGGGCCATTAAGCGTCCTTAGATTTTCTTGAACAACCGAACTCTTTAATGAAATAGTCTTTTGTTACATATTGAGCAATGTACCCTTGAGCACGAACAATACACTGAGGAAATTCATTATCAGTAAAGTTTGTTTCCATGCGCGTAGTCGTACATTGAAACGGAGCGCTTAATAAACAATATGTGAATACTACTTCTAACATTACCACCAATCGTCCTTCTTTGAATGATAGCCCCAATCGTCTCTTAAATGGGCTGTTCTAATCTGATATACTTCTGCAAAACAATCTTTACACCATACCTGCAATCCACCCCCATATCTTTTAACCATCTTTGAAAAATAATATACTGCTCTCACTCTGTTACATCTTGGACATTTCTTATGAGTTCTTGGTGGAAGTTTTGGCCTTCCTCTTTTCTTCCATACCTTTGGTTTTGGAGGAAGTCTTGGTCTACCCCTTTTTCTTTTTGTCGGCGGCGTCGGATTGTCCATCCTCATCCTCTTCAAGCATATTCATATTCTTAAGTGTTTTCTTAAGGTTTTTCTGAAGTTCGGCGGTCGAGCCAACAAAGATAGCTGTTTGATTAACTGTCTTCGGCCCACCACCACCATTGACCTTTGCTGAAACGTCCTTAATCGAACGTATCTTGCTTTGTAGTTCTAAGAGTTCCTTATTAGCGCCGACCATAGAATCCATCATCTTCGCAAGAACTTCATATGCTCTTGGTACTTGACTTCTTTCTGCCAATATCTGAAGGTCTGCTATTGCTAAACTACCCTTTTCAATAACTTCCTTAAGATTACTGCGGGCAAATTCAAAGTCTTTACCGGCTGAATCATCCAGCGCATCCATCATAAGATTGTCTATGATGGCTCTTGATGGCTTTACTGGTTCTATATCGTTTGTCATGTTCCATCTCCGTGGAATATTTCAGTTATGTATCCGTAATCATTACTTGCCCATATTTCCCCTACTGGAATAGATAGCGCAATATTAGATGTTGGTTGTCCGTTTGCAGTCAATCCAGGCTCTGTAACCACATACTCTGACTTAGGAGTATGGCCCACAATCCAATGGATATTCGAAGGGTCCAATCTATAATCAACCGTAGAATTGGCTGTATTTGCACGAGCATAACTATTAGCAATTGTAGCATTTGCAAATCTCTGAACTTCAAGATTAGCATATGATGCTGGTGTTGAAACATAAAACTGTGTATCTACAAATTTAATAATAGGCTTACTCTTAACAGGACCATAAAAATATCCCTTGACTACAAGGTCTAAAGTATATATGATGGCTCTGCGTTCTGCAAATTTCTTATCATAATTGTCGGAATATTCAACATGGTTAAGAATTACTGGTATATCTATAACGAGACCCATTTCAGGCATCAATTTAACGGCTGTCGTCCAGTCTGGTGTGAAGTAAGGAAGGACTTGTTCAAGGATTTTGTTAGCATCTTCAACGTTCTTCCCATAGATATAGACCTTAAAGTCGATATTATACGGAACTGGATTGTATTGCATAAGAAAGTTGTTGGCCGAATGGGGGTCCATGAAGCCGGAAGTATAGCCAGTCGTGTTCAGCTTACGAGTGCCGTCATATTTCATCTGGCCCATTTCGAAAGAGATACAAGGAAGCGGAAGCGTAGCAGTAGGTCTATCTATGCCAGGATCTTGCAACACGCGCGCGAGCATTTTATCCTTGGCAGAATAGGTGATAGGAACTTCTATCAATTCGGTTTCATTACCGTTAGCATCAAAGCGCCTAATGTAAATGTCGTCAAAAAGGCAACCGACCAGAATTACATACTTTCTCAGCGTTGAGAAATAGAAAATTTGACTAAACATTATGCTCCTCCCGGATTGCCAATATGACCATCCGAGAATGGGTCAAGGATAGAGAAGTCAATGAAGTCTTCTGATTCTTTCTCGATTTCCGCGCTGTCGTCGGCCTTCACAAGATGCGTTGCGCCGCCCTTCTCATCCAAGATGATGTTACCGCCCTCTGTGAGCAGCATAGAGCCGCTTTCTGTGCGCAAAGCCCAATCCCATGCGTTGAGGTCAAACTTCTGCTGTAGGGCGTCTATGGCCGCTATGCCGGTGGTCATTGTCTCACCGGCATATTCGAACAATTCACATTCCATTTTCCAGGTATAGAGCGCCCCGAGCGGATAGAATGTTTCGAACTTTTCTACGTATTTAATCTGAAAACATTTATTGTTAAGTGGAAAGTAAATTAGGTCGCTTTCGTTCGGACGCACCTGTCCGGTTACGATACCGACTTCCTCAGTGAAAAGAGTTTGAGAGATAGAGAAAACTACTTTGTCTCGAATTTCGATGCCGAATTTTTGCATAAAGGTTCCGTCACCGCCAAAACCTTTAACGCTTTCAATATAGATAGGAACAAGGATTGCTCGATTATAAACAGACTGGTCATCAGCGCCATAGACGCCATCATAGTTAGTAAGTGTACGGGGACAATAATACATATTCTCCCCATAGATTTCTATTGACTCTCTGACTAAGCTGTCAAGGAGCCACTGTTCTCTAGAGCTTTGATAGTTGCCGAAGTAGACTGATCTGCCTGTTCTGCCCATTCTTTTTTCTTTGTTCTTGGTTTTCTCTTCTTTTTATTTATCTTCTTGAGGGCTTCGTCTTGCCCTTTTCTCAGTCTTTCTATTTCTTCTTCGGCTTCTGGTGAAAGTGGCGGCGGATTTTCTCTATTCTGTTTTATTATCTGAGCAGCGACAACTTTATCTGCTGATAACATACCTTTCCATAAGAGTTCTTCATAAGTTTTCTTTCTAAGAATAACTTCAATGGCGCTCTCATGACCTCCAGGCAACTGTGTCTGGTCAAGAGGTTCCTTATCGTATAGATACATTCTGTCGATAAGCTCTACCTTAAGAATAGTTACGCGGTGCGCGAAATGAGGAAGCATTGCCATAAGACTACAACTATTAGGAGCCCAAGATTCGGTCTTAGCAATTGTCCATGAAGTAATATGGTCGGTCCCAGCAGGAAGAGAAGGCCATACGCCCTGTTCAAAAAGGTCTTCGTCAGGAACTGTAAAGATTATATGACCACCGGGCTTAACAACACGTATCCAATTGTCAAGAGCTACCAATGGGTCTTGAAGATGTTCAAGACAATGTGAAGAATGAAGAAAGTCGTATGTATCATCTTTCACACTTTCCAATAACATGCCATCACCGTCTTCTACATCCCATTCTTTAACACCAGTCATGAGCGGGAAAAGAGAGCCATAGAAGGAAAGATGATCTTGGCCAGCGCCAACATTTATACCTTCACCAACAAAATATCGAGTGACAAAACGAACATCATGGAGCCGTCTTACCAAACCTTTAGAAGTTTCATTCATCAGATACCACCATTTTAAATTTTAAAATACTTTTATGAATCAAGTAATGATTACCTGGACACATTTCATCGACAGCCTTAAACCCATCTTCCATGAACTTATAATTATACATCTTAAATAGGTCATTCAGGTCATCCCAATCGACAAGAAGATGCGCCTCAAGAACTATCCAACACTTATCATCCAAATTAGACAATAATGAGTCCGCGCCTCTAAAAATAGTATGTTCTGCCCCTTCAACATCAACTTTTATAAAGCCTATATTAGGGATTTCGTCATAGAATAACCTATCAAGCGTTATGGTCTCTACTTCTATAAACGCTCCAGTATTATAGTTCCATGCTCCCGATTGCGCAAATATTTTGGAAAGAGTAGCTTCAGTGTCTTTACCATTAACATAAAGCTTGGCCTTTCCATTTTTATGAGAGATTGCTTTTGGAACAATTATTACTCGATTGTCGCATATCTCTTCATAGAAACGGTCTTCGAGATGTTTTATGTTCTCTGGAAATGGTTCAACAGCATATACTTTATCAAATTTATTCAAAAGTAATGATGTATAATCGCCTTTGTTAGCGCCGAGGTCTATAGCCACTTTACCTTTGCCGGGATATGGATAAGCCTCAATCACTTCTTTCATATAGTCTTCAGACATAATTTAATCCTTGTTTTTAAGAAGTTCCTTTATTTCTTCAATATCCTTTTTTAACTTATCAAAATCTTCTTTTGTTGGCATATATGGGTAATAAACAGGTTGAATTACCCATTGCTGATTAGGAGTAGGAGGGTGGTATATCGGGTATAAAGGATATGTCGGATATGGATTATAAGTCACTATTGTCTACCTTTATTACTGTTTGTCTGAATAATTCCACAATGGCGTCTTCGCCCTGATACTCACCATAAAGTTCTAATCTGAATACTGGAAAAGTGCGCTCTCCAAAAAAGAAGACAGGATCTTTACTATCATCGGTGGTGAGTTTAAAGACTTTCGGTTCCTCACGATTGATAACATTGATATTAAATTTAGTTCCATGTATGCGAGGAATGAAATCTTCTAAATCAATGTTATGGACTGCAAGAATATCTTCTGCAAGAAGTATATTATAACAAAAGTCTTTATCAGCTTTATTTTTTGCACATCGAAAATTATATATTTCATTAACCATAATTTATCCAATAAAGTGAGTTGCAGGAAGTGACCATGTATTTATCATTTCTGCCTCAAGCATTTCCTTTTCTTTTATAGCTTCATCATATATCTGTTGACCAGTGAAAATAATACCACCGGGCATTTGCATATTTCCATACTTCTTTGTATTATTGCCCCATTGCTCTTTAATAAGACAAGTAGCATAACGTTGAAGCCATCTATCAGACCACATAGCTGTATAAACAGCGGGGTCGAGAACCTGATAGGCATCTATGATTAACCAGCTACCAACAGGAATGAAACTCCAATCCGTATCAAGATAGAAGTTATTTACGTATCTATTATAACGAAATGGCTGCTTACCTACAAGAATATATTCAAGAAATTGAATATGTTGCATTGCCATGTAATATGGCGTCATTGAAACTGAAGTAAGGGTGTATAAATCATTCAAAGCAATCTGGTATCTGATATTGAACAAGTTATTAGTATTAAGCCCCATTTGTGACGGAAATATGTCAACAGCGCCAATGATATTTGCAGGTAAAGTGATATACTGGTTTATAATATCCTGTGCAACAACCTGATATTTGTAATAGACATGCTGAGAACCTTCAAAATGGAAATCACCGAAGTAAGTTAAAGCTTCATCAATACGGTCGTCAACTTGGTCTGGGTCCACGTTAATTTCAATAACAGGATAACCCAATTTTTTTAAACACCAATTCTTAAATGAATTTCTGTCTGTCGGAGTTGACATTTATTTTTCCTTTTTGGGGTATTTATAATGATGCACTCAAAAATGCAAAAGTACCAGAAGAAAATGGAACAAAAGGAGTATAGGTAATAGCGCCTATTCCTTGAAGACCAGTGCCTCCAGCAGCCCCAGAAGATATACCACTAGCACCACCGCCACCGCCACCGCCATAATGTCCACCATTACCGCCAGTAAAACCGCTGCCTGGATTACCGCTACCACCAGCACCGCCGCCACCACCAGAACCCTTTCCCGACCAAGCTTCAGTTCCATCGTTACCGGGACTACCAACGTTGCCGTTGCCGCCACCACCACCGCTCCCACCAGTACCACCATCAGAATTACCACCACTGCCGCCTGTACTGCCAGATGCCACTCCACCATTAGAACCAGCACCATTTGGCCCAGCAGCACCGCCGCCACCAGCGGCGGCAGGCTGTACAATGCTATTGGAACCGCCTGTGCCGCCATTAAAACCACCAGTTCCAAATGTATGACCACC